CTTTAACGCCGTCTAGTGTTACGGACATTTTTAACCTCCTCGGCTTGCTCGTTTAATACCTTTACTAACATCTTAAACATCTCTGTATCGAGATCGAGTATCGCCTGAGGCGCGACCTGTAACCGTATAGATAGCTGTGCTACTAAGTAGGTTAAAGAGCCGCGCCCTAGGCTAAAGGTTCGTCGTCTAGTACCTCAACCCTAGCCAAGGTATCTAAAAACTCTGCCCCAAACATCGGTACAGTTACTCCGGATGCCTTGAGGCACTCCCAAGCTAACCAATACACGTCGCTTTGCTTCTCGTCATCTCTAAAGGCTTTGTGAAAACCTTTTTTTGCGTAGATCTCAAAGGCGTACTCAATACGCGGCGTGATTTGATGCTCACTAACCTCGCCTGTAGCCCTTGTTATTTTGAGTCGTGCCATTTATTTGCCCCTTTGTTAGTTTGTTATGGTGCTGTAGTGATTACGATTGGTGAGTTACACGTAAACGTGATGCTCTGTGTACCGATATCTCCAACAGCTCCGTTAATATCTGTAGTGTTATTTACTAGGATAGTCGTGCTGTATAGAGGGTTAGTAGCTGAGACGATTGCGCTTGTCTGCTTTAGCGTGATAGGTACAGTTGTACCCCAAGCCGCCTGCAAAGTAGCGTTTACGTTAGCTGCTGCTGTATCGCTCAAAAAGTCTAGTGAGATCGTAGAAGTCTCCAAACCTTTTGTAAATTTTCTGCTGGAGTCCCCCATAGCTGTCACTTCGAGTTCCTCAAAAACGCGGTTAATTGTCGCGCTCGTTACGTGATCACTCAGAGCTATAGAGTTCAGAGTTACGACCACGCCATTAGATAGAAATACGGCCATCGCCTATTCCTCGCTTTTCTCTGTAGTAGGTGTTTGTGTTTTTGTTTCTTTTTTTGGTGCTTCGGTTATCTGCCCTATCTTAATTAGAAAGGCAATATCCTCATCTGTATATGGCATTTTAGCTCCAGCTCGTTAGTATGCTTATGTCAATAGATGCTGTTAGCAACGTACCGCTCTGTACGTCTAAAGTACTCGGCGCGCTAACAGCTCCAATATTCATTACGATCGATGAGGCTGCAAGTTTGTTAAACACAGCTACGACCATATTTTCGATGCCCTGTAAATTTCCCTGATTATCCAGTAGCGGCACACTCATCTGGATGCGAAAATTAGCCATAGGCGAAATTGAGTTATACGTGTTATTGCTGGGAGTGATGTAAGGATCTCCCGGAGCGACGATAACACTATTGGCCGTAATTGTTGGCGGTGGAAAGCTGTAAGTATTCCAAACGTTTGCATTAGCTAGAGCTGTAGCAAGTGAGGCGCGTAAAGTCGTAATAGGTACAGGCATTTAGCCCACCATAGAATTCGGATTTTGATACCCGGCGATGAGCCCTCGGATCTTGCCGATCATCGCGTTACCTAAACGATAGGGGCTCGGGCTAAAGCCGTCGATCGATACTCCACCTGTTTGTGAGACTTGGCGAGCCTGCCAGATATCTACGGCCAAAATCATCGCGGCTTCACGTACGGCCGGAGTAGTCGCGTAGCTGTTTGTCTTTGTGTCTGCGCCTGTGGCTTGGCCATAAGGTAATACGCGCTGAAAATTGACGTTAGCGGCGGTCTTAGCAAACTGGATAAAGCTATAGCCGTTAGGCCAATTAAAGTAAGTGTTATTCCACACGATAGACGGTAGCTGCGAGGATGTACCAGCTGACCAAGGGATCGTACCCGTGATCGTGTAAGTACCGTTAAAGGTTGAGCCGCATCCACTCAAGGTTACAGACTGACCCGTAGTAAAGATCATAGGGTTAGCAATCATCGCGGTAATTACATTATTTTGTAGCGTTACTCCCACTACTGGCGCTGAGGCAAACCATAAAAATTGGTTAAGTAAATCTTGAGCAGTTTGGCAGACTTCCTCCACGATGGCAGACGAATATAAATTCTCAATTCCAAGGTTAGCTCTTAACTCGGCCTCGGTGACGTAACTCGCTGGCATCTCTACTCCAATCTTAAAAGAGGCCGGTAGGGCTCAAAGGGCTAAGAGCCCTACCGACTATTAGGTTTTTTGCTTATGCCTTTAGGTAACGAACGATACCGTTAGGCATTTTTGCGATAGTTGCCATAAAGCCGTAAATCGCTACCTGTACTTGTAGGTTCGATACTACGTTTACTGACATATAAGCCTGTGGGCTACGGTAAACAGTAAATGCCTCAGGGGCCAAAATTAACGCTGATGAGTCGTCTACTGTGGTTTCTGTGAAGTTCTTGTCTACGTATAGATCAAGGCCTAGTACGTTACCGCGAATAGACTGAGGGCCTACCTGTCCCGCCGCGTTCATCGGTTGGATGGCATTGTAAATTGGTCTCTTTGTGGTATCTGTTGCGCCCATTAGTAGTTGCCATTGTGCGGCATTTCCTACGTAGTTCTGCGCGAAGTAACCTGTGTTTTTGTAGATTGCTGCTGCAGCTTGTGAAGTAAAGGCAATAACTCCATCGCTATCAGCTGTTGTAGGTGTTGAGCCTGTACTAGCTGTCAATAGAGCATTTACTACAGCTGTATCAATAGTAGTTAAATACGCGTTCTGCAACTGCTGTGTGAGCTCGGCATAGAAATTCGGATCTGACCTCTCAAGCAACTCAATACTAATTGTGCCCATACCTGAGTACTTCTGAACAGTTCCAGTAAGGTACGCGCTCTGCATATCTGTATTCGATACTGCGCCGTTTTCTGCCTCTACTGTAACAGTAGGTGCTACGCCTGTACCGCCGCCTGCAGCTGTAACAAGTGATGGGACGTTAATTGTCATACCCTGTGCTGGCAAAACTCCCTGTGAACAAGCATCGATCGCAGGTGTACCAAAACGAGTATTAGTTACAAACTCTTGTAGGTACTGTGTTGGATTAAATGCAGGGTTTCCAGCAAAATCATCTGCAGCAGTTACATAGAGCTTTGACTCATCGCTACCTAGTGCAGCTTTGATCTTATGCTCTGTGTATGTTGCCATAGATACGATTGGTGTACGTAGTCTTTGAGAGTCAAGGACTGACGGACGAATAATCTTACGAGCAGCTTCGACTTTTTCAGCCTCGGCCGGTGCATCTACCGGGGTTTCCTCCGGTGTATTTTCTGGGGCTGTAGTCACAGCTTCCTCGCTTTCGGTTTCTGTTTCGGTTTCGATCTCTACGATAGTCGTAGAAATAGTAGTTGTTTTTTCTTTTGTACTTGTTGCAGCTTCGATAGCAGCTCTCGCCGCCATAATTTCATCGACGGATGCGCTAGAAAATGCGGCGCTCTCGACGAGCGACACTTCCTTGAGGACGGCAGCCGTGACAAGCAAGTAATCACCCATCGGCTTCGAGGCGGTTACATCCACCCCAACGGATAGGCCGGATACGAGATTTTCTTGCGCTAATACGAGTGCATCTTGTCCTCGAGTGCTACTCGAAAGCTTAAACGATCCGTATACGCCTTCGGTAGAGTCGCTAAAACTAATAGCGCGACCTACTGGCTTGTCCTGTTGATGCTGCGATAGTAATTTAATTTTTCCTGCATCTGGAATAGCAATACTGCCGCGCTCGAACATTACACGGCCTGCGCTTGTGTGACCGATCTCGCCATATGGTGCAACGAGTCCGGATACGATGCGGCGCTCTGTATCTGCGGCTTGGATCTCTTGACTAAACGTTAGTAGCACTTGCATCTCCCAGCGGTGTTAGTTGCTCCATAGAGCGAGCTTGCTCTACTGAAATTAAATCTAGGTTTAACATTTTCTCGATAATATCTAAACGATCTTTAGCATCGACTCGTAAAAAGGTATCGTCTACCGCAAAGCGCACTTGGTTTTGGCTATTAGTTATGTCGTTCATTGATAGACGATCCTCGATTGCAGAGATGTAAGGCTGCAAAGAATAAGCGACAAACTCTTTACGTCCGTCTAATATATTTTGGTACGTCATTGAGTTATTCATATCGGCAGAAATGTAATATGCTGGGACGTTCATAGCGCGAGCAATTTCAGTTGCTAAGTATTGTGATGCCTCGTTATACATCATATCGCGAGGACTAAAGCCAATATTTTCCGCGGTCAAAGTCGAGGTTAAATATGCCGTACTGCGATTTTTTCTTGCAGAATTCCATCCAGCTAGTAAACCTTGGATCTGTGTCTCAGGTAAATCAGCACCATTATTTTTTAGGATAGTAGTAGCCATTGGCGTAGCAGCGCTAACAGATGCAGCTCTTTGTATATCCCAAGCAGCCTTAATAGTCGTACCTGCGGTTTGTAATACTCCAGGAATTAACGATTGGAAAGTAACAAGCGATCCGATACCGCCCATAGGTACAAGCTGACCATCTACAAAATAATCTTTAACCTCTGTGCCATATTGATTAGTCGTAAAGGTAACGCGATTATTAGCGACCCACTCAAAGCCGGACGGTCTGCCATCATCGGCGTACAAAGATGTAACGCGCCAATATGCAACCGAGTAAAAAATTAAACTATCTACTGTTGCCGCGATCGTAACGCTTCGAGGTTGGCGCTGGTCGGGTTGCTCTAACCAAACTGGAGATCCTAATTTTTCGCCTGTAGATTTTTTATATAATGCTAAATCGATCGATGAGATAACTCCGGCTACTAGGTTTCTACAGCGGCTAACGCTCGCGACCTGTAAAGCAAAGTTACGATCAATACCTACGCCGTTATAACCAAAAGCGCTATTAGTGTTAAATGATCCGTAGCCGTAAGTAGTATCCATTACGGCGGGTGCATACTGGGCCTCTACTGTCTGCTTTTCAGCTGACTTAAAACCAAGCGTTTGTAATAGTCCCATAGTCTCCATTTTCCCATAATGTCAAGCATAAATACGGCTATCTGCCGCGTGTCTAAACGTAAACTTTAGCCTCGCCCATTGGTTGGTTAAGGATGTGTACGACCATTGATAAACCGATCGCTATATCTACAGGCCCAGCCGATTTACGCCGGACGATACGCCAACTATCCGGAGACTCTTTAGCTGCACAATTCGCCATATGGGTAACGAGTGCATCTTGGCCCGAGTGTACGAGTCTTTTATTAGCTAGAGCTTCGTATAGATCGCCGGAGGCCTGATAACCCTTTTGGCCGGAGATGTCTACGATCTGTATGCCGTTTACCTCGAGGCGTTTGGCTATTGAGGCGGTCGTGTACTTGTCGTAAGCAACTTGCCGCGGATAATAAACCTTGGCCCACTTAGCAATAGCGTTAGCTACGAATAACTCATCGATGGATACGTCCGAGTGGAAAGTCTCAAGGACTGCTACACCGATACGACCATCGGCAAGGACTTGGCCCATAACGAGCGAGCCGTCTCTACGACTCGGGCTAACATCAAAAGCAAAGATAGTAAGCGGCCCGGGTACTAGCTTAAGATCCTTATCGCCTGCATCCTCAACTGACATATGAGGCCAAGGTGAGGCAGTACTAGATATCCATTGGCAAAGCATCTCTGTTTTCGTAGTTTCGATAGGTTGAGTACTTACAGCCTCGGCTAATACATCCTCGTCGAAAAGGTAGCCAAGGGCCGGGTTCGAGTAGGCCCAGCCATCTCGATCATCAATTTTACAAAAGGCCGGAGCGCTGTACTCGTAAAAGCCAAACGTTTTAGGCGGGTTAGATAAGGCGCGCTCGCGTAGGTCATTAAGTACCGTGCTAAAGGCATCCCCGGCGTTCGACGTATACAGGGCTTGACTATTGACCTTTGCACGAGTCGTAGGCGTAGCTGCGCGATAGCCTTCCTCCGAGATTTCGCGTAACTCATCGATGTATAAAAATGAGGCTGTACGGCCACGGCTACCATCTCTCGTAGCTGCAACTACGTCGAGCCTATGTCCATTTTTTAACTCTATAGACTCCGTGCCATTGGCGTATCGGATCTGTTTAACTTGCCTGCTCAGCTCGGCCGAGCCCTCGATGGCGTAGGCCACTTGCCTAAAGGTATCTAAAGCCATCGATCTATTAGAGGACATAATAAGCACGTTAGGGCTATCGAATAAAAACATATGCCCTAGCATCATCATACGCGCGAGGTGAGTTTTACCCTGTTGCCTCGACGTAAGGACAAGATTACTACGCCTGATAAACATATTATTTTCATCTACCGAGGTCATATCTCTGATTACAAAATCTTGCCACGGTAAAAGCGGTAGCCCAATACTTTCGGCCAGCTGAGAGATCTCATCGCCGCGATTTTTGCCCTTGAGGTAGGGACTATGTAGGCGAGGCTCAGTAGCCCCCTTACGAGGCGTTTTAGGCTGGGTCATATAATTATCAATTCTGATCCGGTTGGCCCACACAGGGCCCGGCAAGGACTGTACTGGTCGTTTTTGGGGAGGAATTGCCTCG